CCTGGGGATAATAATGATACAGATAGTTATATAAAAAGCGTTGTCTCATATATGAACAACAAAGAAAAAAAATTTTCGCATGCTTATAATGATGAATCTGAAATAGATGATAAAAATAACTCTATATTTGTAATGGCATTAATTAAGCATGAAAACGGAGAATGCCCATTTTCAATAAAGTTTATATCGTCGTGCAAAAATTTAACATAGCTTAACAAACTATTTAATTTTTCTTATTTTCCATAGATATATGAGGAAAATTATAAGTAATGGTGTATAGATTATATCAAATATATTTACCCCTACCCAAAAATATTTAGTCGATGCATTAAATCTTACCGACGATGAGTGTGAGTTATAATACAATGAGGGAAATTCGCATACCCATGAAAATGCAAGGAAAAAAATACAAAATACAAAGAAAAATTTAAGCCAAAATTTAATATTTTTAATTATAGAAAACAATCCAGACAATATTTTTTTAATGTTTATGAAAGAAAATAATTTATGAAGAACCACTATTAGTAAAGTCCTTTCTAATATAAGTTCAATATCACTGTGGTTATGAGAAATATTATTATTTTTAACTTTATCCATTAAACTCTTACCTCTCCATAAATATTTTTTTAAACATATCGCCAATCGTGATTAAAACATCTTCTCCCTGTATACCAATGGATCGACCGATAAGGATAATTTGTATTGTAAGAAACAATCCATCTGGAACTTGTTTATATGATTGATTAACATAATAAAAAAATCTATGGCCACCAAGAATAGACCATAACGGCATTGTAAATAGCACTATAGAAATAATTCTTACAAATTTTCCATTTCCAGATGCCATATGGTTTATTTCTTTCGCTGTATTGCAGCTATCATCCGCTGTTATCTTTTTGACCTTTTCATTTTCTGCTATAGACTTTGTTTTTTGCCTGTTAATAAAAACACTAATCAAAGATTCTATTGCAGATAGTATTAATGGCAACATTCTATATCCTCAAAGTTTGACTGGCCTTTAGTGTGTAAGATCCTTCTTGTGCTCTTAACGTTACAATAACTGCGTCTAGTAAAAAAGAAAGTATGCCAGATAATATTATGAGCAAATCCATCTTCCTTCATTATCACAACATTCTGGTAATTGAGCGCATCTTGGGTCTTCAGTTGTTGGCGATGTAATGTTTGCAGGAAAGAGTGTTGCCATCGAGCTTGTAATATCTGAAAAATCCGTTGTCATTGTTGTTGGCGATGTAGTGTTTTCAGGAAAGAGTGTTGCCATCGAACTTGTAACGCTACTAAGTGAACTTGTAATATTTGAAAAAGCCGTTGTCATTATTGATGTTGTTGCATTATAAATTGCTTCAGTTGTCATATTGGAGTCATTGCTATCATGGCTAGATAATAATTTTGATAATAAAATAACTATCATGGATAAAGAAATAAAAGATGCGAACGCAATTGCTATTTTTTTCTTTGAGATGCATTTATATCTATTATCCGCACTTCTTTTTGGTAGGGTTTCTGTAGTTTCATTATATACACGATTGCGCCTGTAAATAGGATTTAGAGGCGTAGTTTCATTATATATACGATTGCGCCTGTCAGTAGGATTTAGAGGCGTAGTTTCATTATATACATGATTGCGCCTGTCAGTAGTATTTAGAGGCGTAGTTTCATATGCCGTGCCATCACTAGATGAAGCTTCATCTAAATCGTCTAATAAATTTCTGGAATCCATCATATTTAATTTAATATAAGAATTTTTTTTCCTCATTATACGTCTCTTTATTTTACTTTAGTTGCATTAATTTCACACAATTCATTATTGCTCAAATAACAAAATGATCCTCTATCTTTATTAAAAAATATTTTTGGGGGATTGTTAAGTAATGAATGTAAGGATTGTAATTCGTCATTTTTTATACTTAATGCATTAAAAGATGTTAGAGCTGTTGAAATTAAAAACGAATGATCCTGGTCTTTAATCTTATACACCAAATTATGAATATCTTCTTTATACCAGTCGGGGTCTTTAGTATATGTATGTTTCTTAAACTGCCCGCTGATTATATTTTGTTCATCTGAATAGTCTTCTATATAAACAACACCATTATTTATTTCTGAGCATTCACATGCTTCGTTTAATTTTAATTCTCTTGATATAGAAGCATCGAAATTTATAGGAGATATTGAAACTGTATTATTATTACATGTTGCCACAAACAATGAATTAAAATAATCTCCATTTATATAAATAATATCGCCTGTCTTTAATAAATGAATTGAATCATTAAAAAAACCATCTGATAAAACTATATTTTTTTCAATTCCATTATTTTTATAGGTCCATATCCCAAATTGATCATCGTATCCTGCAAGACCCTTGATAAGCTCATCTCTTGAATCACAAGAATGCAGATTTCTTGAAAATGATTTTAATTTGCATTTTTCATTCATAATTTTTAAGTATCCTTTGGATTGTCAATAAAATAATTTTTATCATCCAACCCAGTTAATAGTGCTCCACCAGCCCCTGAACATCTTATAAATTTTGCAAATCCACAGGATAGTCGCCAACAGACGCTACTGTTATTATCTTGTCTAATGTAACAGTTCCAGAAGCCCTGGGCCAAAATCCTACTGTTAATATACTTTTATGCATATCGCTCATAACCAATTTTCTCCATATTTAATACTTTATGCAAGGCATTAAAGAAATATTTTCACTTTTTTCCTGTATCTCGGACGTTGGGGGAACGCTTCTTTGAGTGTACCATTCCAGGGTCCCTTGGTATCCTTCATATTGTTCTTCAAATCCTAATTGGCCATTAACATGATTTAACCACATTCTTTGATACGTTCCGACTTTGTCACCATAAATTCCAGGCACAAGGGTACTTCTAGTTCTAACGCTGTCATCATATATAGACTCATCATTCCAAAATCTTAACAGTCTTCCCCTAAAATCTGGAACAGAAAAATTAGCAGAATTAATTGATCTGCATGTTTTTTGAGCAACGTCAAATGTGCTGTCAGCAGAGCTTACATTAACCTCTATTCCAATTTTTCCAGAAATTTTCGGATCTACCCCTGCTGAGTCCTTATTATACCATACATAATATGATTCTATATCAGTACTAGTTTTAGAGGAGAACTCAAAATAACTAGATTGGACTACAGATGCCCCGTTAACAACAGAAATATTCCATTCCTCAAGGCCATTAATGGCATTTTGTGTCTTATATCTTACAATATTTTCGTCATCTGTAGATAGCAAGTTAATCAATATTCCTGTCCTACCAGATATTTTCGGGTCAGCGCCAGCACCATCAACTTTATACCATACATAATAATTAACAAGATCTGCATTTTGTGCCGGACTAGACGAAAATTCCCAGTACTTAGACGCTAAATTTGATGCATTAGTAAAATTTATATATGAAGTGAAAAATGATAGCCCACCATAAATTGAAAATCCAGAAGTCCCGGCCTTTGGGGTTGGCGTTGAAGGTCCGTAATCATAATACATAAACATGTAATTTTCTGTCCCGCCTTCGCTAGGCCATAAAATACCATGTGCATTATATCCAGCTACGCCTTTATGAATATTTGTAAATGTGAACCCTGTAGAAACTGACCCGTCTACAAAGTCACTGACAACACCTTTTCGGTTATTTGAAAGAATAATTGATTCTGGGCTATTATTTTTATTTACAATAGCCGTACTATAATTTAATCCAGTTCCATATCTACCTATAGATAAATTAAGTGGGTCATTTTTTGAAAGAACTGAATATAATCTATTATATGGTATTCCAATATCACTATAGTCACTAGTAGAATATTGCGCACCATTACATAATAACCATCCGTCTGGGACAGACTCTATTGGAAATAAAGAAATTTTAGATATTTCACTGCTGTTATATTTCCATCCTTCTTTTGTTAAAATTGGACTTAATAATAAATCATAGCCATCCGGATCAGGGACTGGAAATCCTCCGCCTAATGCAGACCCAACCATTGATCTATTTTCTGTATACGGAAATAATTGAGTTGAGTTAAGTGAGCCATAATATAAACTTGTCTCAGAAATTGATATGTTAAATCCTACATTTAAGGGGAATCTTATAGCTATCTCTATATAATCTGTATCTGTTTTGGACAATTCTTTATTATCGTTATCACCAAAAGAAAATGAAATAGCAAACCTATTCCAGCTAGGCCCAATTTGTATAGATCCAATAGATATTGATTCTTCTGTTGATGCAGCATTTAATCCAAAATTTTTGATTAAAAACATATTTAGTGTATTAACTTGTTGTCCAATAGATGAAAATATAAATGTAAAATTATCATCTCCTGAAAATCTGTGGACATTATAAAATCTAAATCTTAAGTCTTTTATTTGGTCATTATTCTGAGACTGTGAGCCTACATTTAAAATATATCTTGGATTCCTGTCTGGAGGGATAACTTCTCTATAGTCAGGGCTTCTCTCAAAAGTAATTATATCTTTCGAGGAAGAATCTTTATTTCTAACAAAATATATTCCGCCTTGGCATATAGCGGCACGATCATTATTATCAATAGACGAAAATTCTATATCGCCTCTAAATTCACCTGCTTCATACAATTTTGTTTTCGGGAAGTTATTATGTAATAGAAACTGACCATTTGATATATAGTTTTCATTTTTGTTGGATTGGTCATTTTCAGAAGAATCATATATATCTGGATAATTTTCTCTTGTAAGCTGCAATACATTATCTTCAGAGTATACCTCTATGAAATAAGTTTCAATTTCTTGTTGAAACTCCCCATTAACTTTCTTGAAAGGGGCAAAATAAATGGCCTCATCAAATGCGCCGCTAGCATTGAGAACAACTTTATCTCCTAAAGATACAAATACATAATCATTACCAGACCTTTCTTGTCGATAAACATCTTTTCCTTCTGTTCTTGCATTATCTTTATAAAATTTTACATACCCATTTTTTAATAGTGTTTGATCGTCTTTATTGATAAAGATTTGCTGGAGCGCTGGCGCTAAAAAATATAATTGTGTCATTTATATTTATTCCTATTATTGTAAACATTAGATGAAACATTCGATGGAGCATTTGGCAAAATAGATATTGCTAGCGCATTTTTAGCATTATCACTTAATGATTGTCTTGCATAGTTATTAATAAATTCTGATAGCTCTTGACCAGAAAGTTGCTTTGCTTTCGAAGATATAATTTTATACGGTATATCTTTAATAAGTTTAGGTAAAACTGAACCAGCTACAAATCCTAAGCCTGCGTGTTCTATATTGCCTCCAGCGCCTCCCAATAATGCGGCAAGCGCTGCACCAGAAACAAATGGATGGGATGATAGAATATCTAATATTTTTCCACTATCTATATCTTTGCTGATTGGTTTAATATTTTTTAATTGCTTAAGTGTCGTAACAAGATTTTTTTCTGAATCATTTAGAATATTAGAGTTTTTCTCTAAATATTGATCTCCTATTTTTGAGGCGTTAAGCAAATTATTTATTCCCGATCTTCCAAATGCCTTTGAAAATATAAGTTCGCGCTGATATCTTTTGTTAAGATCATTAAATGTTGGCGATAACCATTTCCACTCATTATTAGAGCCTGAAAGATCTTCAAATGATTTTGATATTGCATCTTTTAAAGGTGTAAGCTTGTTTCTTAAAGCGGCGCTTCCGCTATTTATTTCTCTGTATATTTTTATTGCATCTGATGGAGATTTTGGAGCATTTCCAGATAAAATCTTTTTCAAAGATGGGGAAATTTCTTGCTTTAATGACGGGGTAATTGAATCCTTAATATTATTAATCGCATCTTTCCAATATTGTTCATTTAGCATGCCAGAACCAGAAGATATCTCTTGATTTTTAACATTTTTTGATAAATTAGAAAATTCATTTTCAAATGGTGATAATGAATACTTTCTGCCAAATGTATCTTTCAATTTTCCAAAAAAATCACTTTCTGGAGACAAAACCTTATCGATTACAGTTTTCGCATAATCAGAAATTTTTGGAGATGCAATATTTTTAATTCCTGAATATGCTGTAGAAATTCCCTTTCCTGCTAATTCTCCAGTTGGACCAATAACCCCCCCAATTAATCCGGCTCTCTGTCTGTCTCCGCTTGGAGCGCTAATGGCTGATCCTATTGCTGATCTTAATGCTGTTCCCGCTATACCTTCTAAAGGCATTCCTGGTATAGCATATGCTGGAGCAGATCCGTATAGATTTCCAATAAATTTACCAATATTTGTTGCACTCGTATCCTCATTTTCGGGAGATAAGAATTGAGTTTTCGCTGTAGCTAGTTTAGGAAGCTGATACTTACTTCCTGCTTTATTTATAATCCAATTGATTGCATCTACAGGTGCGTTTTCTATATTCTGAACGGATTTTGCGCCACCTTCTAAAAATCCAGAAATCCCCCTCAAAAATGGATTTAGTGTTGGCCCTTTATTTAATTGAGATAAAATATTTTTATCTACAATCTCAGATTTAGAATCTTTAGATTCTAATTGAGATAGTATATTTGGGTCAGTCACTTCTTTCATTGTTCGTACCACTTTCCATTCATTTTAACATATGTCTTTGATCCTAGAGTTTTTGTTTCAGTTATTCCGTTTATTTTAAATTTATTTACTGGTATTGGTGCAGCTTTAGTTTGCTCTTCCACTGATTTTGATCTAATTTCAGATTCACTGTTTAAGATATTTCCAATTTGATTAATTGCTGATTTCCATGTTGATTCTGGTGAAAATGGATAAAGACCATTAATTCTATCTTCTAATTTAATTAATGACGAAGCTCTTGACCCAGAAGATCCCTTTAACATATTTGCTATGATTTGAATCATAGATTGTTTGACATTTTTATATGAATTAAAAGAATCAATTGGATGCATCTCTGATCTTGATCTAAGAAAATTAGATGCCGATGGTAATAAGTTATCGTTAAATACTTTTTTTGCTATTTCAACATTTGCAACAAGTTCTCTTTGACTTGGAGTGCTAAATAAATTTTGCTTAGCTTGCTGTATTGACAGATTATCTTTTTTTTCTGCTAGGTCTGCTAATCTTTGTTTCTGTGCATTTTTCATACTTTGCTGATTCAAATAAGAAACAACTAGCTTTTGCTGTGGAGTCATATTGTCATTTATTGGAATCTGTTCATTATTTAAAACCATACTAGATAATAATTTTTTAAAATTATCTGGTTTAGGGGTATTATTTATTGCTTGTGGCGAGCTTTGAATAGAGCTATATGCAAGATTGTCTGAACCTTGATTGTTCATTTGGGCTGCGCTATTTATTGAGGGAGAGGTGCCGCTTGATGACTGCGGGGTGCCGCTTGATGACTGCAAAGAATTATTTGATGTATTGTTATTATTCTGTATTGATGGATGTGAAAACAAGGAAATTGCCATTCCAAGCGGAGTATTAGATTCCAATTCTGGATGCATTAATTTATATTTTAACAATTGCGTCTGTAGATTCATTTGTGGAATCTTTGATTGCATATATTGAGTTTGAGCATTTAATGCATTTGCTTTTAACTGATTAAGATTATCCATCATATCTTGAATAGCAGGATATCTTTTATTTTCCATGGATTGTTTATTTGCCAACAATTGTGAAAGTCTAGCCCTTCCAATTTCTGAATATTGTCCTAAGGCCTCCTTTAGCCATGAGGGCCCTACCTGAAATTGTTCAACTGGTAATACCATTATAAATAACCTACAATAAGCTTAATAAATATCCGCCTAAAGATTGGCCTCCTGCCTTTCCAAACCCCCCCATTCCTAGCGCCCCCAAAGCGGACCCAAATATATCCCCAAATAAGTTAGAATTAGACTGTTCCCTTGATTGCTCATAATTTGCTTGATTCAATAAATTTCGTACCCTATCATCTGCCAGCATATTTCTCTCATTTAAGTCTGACCGCTCTAAGTTTCCAAGGCCCTGAAGACCACCTGAATATAAACCAAGCGCTCTATTTAAGTAGTCGCCATAATCTTTATTTGCAGCCTGATTTGCTATATTTGCTGACTCGTACTGAGCTGCCGGAGTTCCAAGCATACCCCCAGCAGATGCTGCCTGATTGGCCGCCTGAAGCGATTGATTAAGCTGATTCTGATATCCTGGAGATTGCATATATTTGCTTCCAATTCTTCCCATTAAAGCTGATGGGTCACTAAGCAATGAATGTAGCTGATTTAAAATATCATTATGCTCCGTAAGGGAAGCCCTAGAAAATGGACCATAGTAGGAGTTCGCCATCCCAGGGATTTGGTTTAGATAATCTTGTACTGACATAGTAAAATCCTATATTAAAGTAATTGTTTAAATTCTTTATTAACACCAATGTATGTTTTTTGATCATTTGTATTGAATATAATTCTTCCATTTCTCTCATTTTCTGGTATTGCGTTAAAATCTTCTTGACTTAATTCTTCATATGTGCTTAAGGGTTTATACTTTTTATCTGTATTAACATGCATAGATTTTGTATCTTTATTATACACGAAAGCTGCCTTATTATCAGACTTATTTAATACAGTATCTATTGTATCTTGATTTTGCTCTGGCATTTTATATCCTGCATTGCTTAATATAGATTGAAAGTTATTAATCATAAGATTAAAAAATGACATCCACTCATTACTAACATTCCCATCTTGGGTGGCAATAGGGCATAACGGTATATTTGGTATGTTCATTAAAAAATCTCCGCCGACGCGCCAAGAATCACAAACCTCGATTTACCCCACCATTCAAATTTAAAGCAGAAAGCATTACTAGCACCTAATGAATTAAAGGTAACCATATTTTTACGATATCCATTTCTCGGCATATTTTGCAAAACAATGTCAGAGTATCCATATCCGCCATCATAAGAAACCGATAGCCCGATTTTCTGTTCAGAATCTGATGCTCCAGACTCTTGAGCAACATTTAATATAGACACTCTTTTGCTTTTATTATTTTTAAATATTAGCGGACTAGTTATTCTTTGTCTTGGTATTTCAAAGTTTAAATCTGAACTATCGGTCGTATTTAATCTATAATCATAAGTATATAATGAACTACTCATTTTATATAGACATCCATCTATTAAAGAAATAAAATAATTGTTCCCATTAAAAAATACAACATTTTTTGCTATATGAAAATTATAATTTTCATTTGTTGCTGTATATAATTTTTTTGTTGTTAAATCATAAACCAGAGAATAATTATCGTCTAAAAAGGTTATGTGGTAAAATATATGACCATTTTCTTGAAAAATAAAACCAATAGAGTTGCTCGGATTTTTCATGGAACTTATTTTAAAATCAAGTCCATCTGACGATATAAATTCTGGGTTTCCGCCAGTAGAAACTATAATAGAAGCATTAGACCTTTCATTAGATGCAAGCCAAACAAGATAACCAAATCCTTGCGCTATTGTATTTTTATTTAAACATCCATAATCAATGGATATTGCATTATTTCTTTGATATGGGAATATTGGAGATCCAACATTATGCCATATTTCAGTTACTTTTTTACCAAATACAAACAACTGCCTATTAAATTGTATTGTTGCAATTGCTGTATCTGCTTTTGTAGATATCTCTCCAACATGCTGCGGATCATCAGGCCAACTCAGGGCATTGTTTAAGTCGGAAAGCCTCCATCTTTGAGAATCAGATTCAGGCGCTATTAAATAGCCATCTTGAAATGTTAGATATGAAGGGCTAAAGTCTAATAATTTTCTTGAAAAGTTTTTAGATTTATAATTATATGAATATATATAGTTGCCATCAGTCATTGCTATTTCAGAATTATTGTTTTCTGCTATATACACTGCGCCAAACGAAGTTTCTAAAAACCCTATTATTGCAATACTAAGAGACTTTGTAACCGAAAATACAATATTATTAACAACTACAATAAGATGATCATATCTAGTCGATCTAAAAATTCCACGGGATTTTCCATTAATTAAAAATTCTATTACTTTTTTATAGCCAGGGTAACAAACTAACGACATGCCAGAAATAAATAAATTTGTTGTCTCAGCAGAAGATTGCTTGCCATATCTTCCAAAGGTATTGGATCCAACAATATCTATATTTGCTTCATTTCTCATGGAGTCCATCCATTCCCTAAATTTGCCATGCCATAAGAAACACCCAGGCTCGGATTTAATATACTTTGAAATCTATTAACATTTCCTGGTCTTGAAATAGAGTAAACCATTTTTCCTAATCTAATAAGTTCTCTTGTATGTTGCGCATCAAATTCATGCTGATAAAAATCGCACATTTTTTTAGCCAATGCATATTTTAAATAAGATATATATAGTCCACCAAAAACCTGATATAAATCATCGGTATTTTTTACTGGAGATATTGAAAATTTCCCAGTTATCTGGAACTTGTAATCTTGATTAGTAGTAAAATAAATATTAATCAATGTTCCATTAGGCTGTCTTTGCGCATAATATTCATAAGGCAAAGATTGTATCCCTTTAATATAATTATCATCAAAAAAACCTCTAATTCCTTTTGGAATTAAAGTATATATAACATTACCAATAGCAAATGTAACTGAAGAGCATTCTATTAAATTATCAACAAAGAAGGATGATGCCCCAAGTGGGACATCAACCTCTTTAAAGGTATAGTATGGTTGCAAATTTCCAGTGGATTCTATTTCGAATAAAATATCATTTAAGAATCGCAATCCATCTGAAGATTTTTCGCCATCAACTGTCTGAAATCCTCTTCCGACTATCCCAGACAAATACCATGCATCATTTACTAATTGCTGGGCAGTTATCATTAATATGTTTCTGGTAAAATAAATGACATGGCATATTCGTCTACAAGCGTTTTACCCCAAATAGCATCATGGACAATACCTTTTTGGTTTTCACCAAATTTTGAACCATAATACATTCTCATACTTACGCCAGTAGCAGGATCAACAAAATTTGAAGTTTTAAACGGATCTTCATCTTGCAGCCTAGGCACTGCTAAATATAAAGCTTTACCTTGAACAATTAAACATGCCTTATGATTTGGCAAAGCTTTTAATTTCATATTCGCTATTACAGGAGTGTTGATATTTCTATTAGCATCTGTTGCTGTAGAAATCAAAGCAGGGTAAATTTTTAAAACTGTTTGACCACCTCCATCTGTAGCTGCATCTTCTGTTACGCGCACCTGAACTTTGCTAGAAGAAACTTTATGCCCAATCCTAGTTAAAAATCTAATATTCGGCACTCCTGACACGCCATCTTGAAATGTTAATTTATCATTTTCTTTAAATGCATTTGGTTCTGATACAGCCGTTGCTACAGTAACAGTTAACTCAGTTCCATCTGCTGATATAGAATCAACAACTATATCATGATTTTCGTTACCAACAGTTCCAGCGGTATGCAATGGCAGTAAATTTGATCGATAAAAATCACATTTATCAAAAGACCCGATCATCCAAGAGTTAAAATCTTTTCTATTTTTATCAATAGTAAATTGATTTAACCCACTATTAATGATCTCGTTAACCACTGTATCTGCGATATAAAAATCAGTTTGGCCCGCTGTCATACCATAGTTTCGGAGTTGTGTTAATGCTTTTGCAAGTTCTCCATATGTATTTGGAGCATTTACCCCATCTCCATAGTGCCTATAAGTATTTGTAAGTGCCAACGATGCCACATCAGCCTCAATCTGCACTGATAATTCGGAGATAGCGCCTTTTCCGACAGTGTTAAGGTAGTCATCAGCAGAAAGATTAAATACTCTTTCCTGATTTGTAACAGCGTAAGGCACACTAACAGATTTATCTACAGTGAGAGTGTGCTTTCTTTGCTCAATAGGATTAAAGTTTCCAATTACTAATGAATTTTGAGCATTAAACAAATACGGAAGATCAAATGATACTGAATCACCTAAGTTTCCAGTAAAATTCTGGAAATTCTCAAAGCGAGTATTTGCCGTTCTAATGAATGCATTGTAATTTAACAGATATGCTAAAGTACTTTTTTGGAAGGTTGTTATCTTTTGTAAAATATTAGCCATTTTTTAAATCTCATAAACATAATGAATATTTATATCTATGAAATGACTAACTAAACTTTATATTTTTCTAAGTAACTGCCGAAATCATCACTTTTTGTATCTTCGGGATGACTAATGCTATCTGGGATTGAGGATAACGGGCTTTGTGGAGCTGTAATATTATTTTGCTTTAAAGATTCTGAAATATTTCTCAGAGCCTCTTGTTGCATAACCCCATCTAAACCTCTTATTTGTGGAAGTAATAGTGGGTTTTTTGCTAAATGATATAACAAATCTCCAGCATTATCAACATAATCGGCAGCCAACAAAATATCAGGATAATTATTCACAAAATCAGCTTTAGAAACCACTGCATCAAAATCAGATTTATTGCCTTTTGACTTTTCTATTTTTTTTGCTAGTGACTCTATTTTCCCAAATACCTCTTTTTCTTGTTTCTGGTATTCGTATAGGGACCTTGCTTCGTCAGACACCATTTTTCTAATATCTTCTTCACTATAA